GTTAATTCCGTCAACTTCTTCGACCGTTATAACCCTATAAAGTTGAGATTCAACCGTATCGTTTGAAATAATCCAATTAGCATTAACGTTAGGAGTTTGAGAAAAAGCAGATGCAACTGTAATCGTCGCACCACTAACAGAACTAATATTTTTACTTTCAATAGTTCCGTCGGGCATGATTACACTTAAAACTGGATTATTAGCCGTAGGTAAGTCTGTATTAGCCGAATTATCAACCGTAAGGACCGTCGTAGAAGTAACCGAAGCAATTTTACCCCCGCGTCTTAAACCGCTTCTAACAGGGTCAGCAATAGCTATTACGGCACTCGGTCTTACTACTACGCCGCTATCAATAGAAGTAGAAAAAGTAACAACCTCTGATTCATTTTGCTCTGCAAATAATATTGCTTTTCCTAAGCGGGCCGCTTGACCTCTCGAAGTACACGCAAAAGCTTTTACTTGTTTTATTATCGAACCAAATTTTGCTATAGCGTTAGCATCTTCTACGACCTCAAAATCTATTTCTTGGGTATCCATATTAAAATAAGAAACCGAAACTACACTATGTCGTTGCTTTAAACTACTACCGCTATAGTTAAACCCCTCGCTAGTCACATTACTCAGGTTAAATAAATAACTAGCCGATGCAGGGCTATCCTGTTTAAGACTTATACTTCCGGCGGTCCATATAGGCATACATCTCATGACACCGGATAGTTCATTTATAAGGTCGAAGGCCTCGCCCGAACCTTGAATATTTACGTTGCATGAAAACCTCGCCTCTAGCCCACCAAAACCGTCGCTAACTAAAGTATTAGCAAACTTACTAGCCGTTACAAACGA